CTCCAAAACCTGCAAGTACCTTCGTTTGTACCGCATGGTCTGTAGTATCGCCAATCGCAAATACTTTCTTAACGTATTCGTCATCGCCTTTGATGCTTCCAGGCTTGAGGAAAGCAAGACACATAGCGCACGATGAAGAGTTGCAAGTTCTATGTGCATCTCTGTAGTTATCTACTTGGTTAAAGTATGGAACTGCTAGAACTGCTGGTGTTGGAGGCTTAGTTCTAAAAATACCAATCCAATCGGTTTCTGAATCATCAAGAAATTGAGCAGGTAAGTTGTCTTCCAACCATTGAACTGCTGCTACGTGATTTGAATTGTTTTCGTCGTAAAACTTAAAAAAGTTATGAAGATCGAGTGTCATCTTCTTCTCCTATGAACTCTAATGAAAAAATATCATGATCTTCAATTTTTGGATCTAACCATTCACTAAATTCTTTTTGAATTGCATATGCATTTTGGTATTCATGTTCTTCGTTTATATCGCAAAGTGTGTGAATACGATCGATCGCCCAATCATGACTTAAACGAAGTGTTTCAACCAAAGTTACCATAGTCCTTTCGCATATAGCGGCCTAGAATATTGCTATTGTAGTACGCTGGTGTGCCATCGTCAAGGGACTCTTTCAATACATTATTTAGAAAAAGTTGTCGGGTTTCTTCATAGTTACAATCCCCCCTAGTCTTATGGAGACTTATAATTTCTCTACTAAAGAACTCTTTACCATATTTTTTAATATCTTCCTTCAATTCAGGACAAGAACCATAATACTTTTTCCAATTGGATTCTTGTTTTACTCTTCGTTTCTTTCCAGGAGGTGTCCTAAAAGACCAAAAGTATTTCCTACCCCAGTACTTACGATCAGTCTTACTACAAGATATAAGGTATACAAAACCAAAATAATCTTGAATATGATCTGAATCAAATATTTCTCTACCATATCGCCAAGGATTCTCATAGCTCATATAATATTATTATAGAAGCTATTATTTATTCTTCAACGCTAGCAAAGCGATTCTAGCAATAAAAAGCACCCCTGTCAAGAGGTGCTTAAAATTGTGCTATAATTTTATTATCAAACACCCTTTACTTTTGAGGTTTTGTCGTCATCATTCTCCCATCCTTTCATTTTGTATGTAGTTCCACCTGTAATACCTTTGGGTTTGCTTCCATCACCAGAAGCTCCAGGTTTTCCTCCACTATGAGACATTCCTCTATTTTCAACAATACTTTGAATACAATTTGAATCCATTTCCATCATTACATAAAGAGCTTCATTAATTGTATCTGCTTGCCCAGTTGAAAGAAGATATTCAAGTACAATATCACAGGCATCATACTCTTCTTTAACACCTAGAATATTCTTAGATCTTTGAGACATTAATTTAGTAGCATTAGACGAATAAGCACCACCAGAAAGTTTTGATTGTGCTTGAGGTGTAGTTGGAGTCGGAGGACCAGAATATCCTGGATTCTCGTTTCCTGGTGCAGGTTTTGCTGTAGCAGGTCTTAACGAACGAAGTTCTGCAGCTTGCTTTGCCATTACACTTTGACCAGTTCCTTTCTGAGTTCCTGAAGGTGTTACGTTTTTGGCAAGAGTATCAGCGTATTTTGCTTTCCAAACGTCCATTCCTGTTTTTTCTGCACCTTTAATGTCACCCGTCTTTATTTGACGTTTATATACCTCAGAACCACCTTTAATCTTATCTGAAGTTGATGCAGATGCTGAAGATGTTGAAGAAGATGTTCCTTTAGAAGCATCTCTTTGCTTTATAAATTCTTGACCTGCTGGAGAATTTCTAAATGCATTTGTACTTGAAATAGGAATTTCACCTTTTTCTTGTTCACTTGGTTGTCTCCAAGATTTGGGATCTCCCTTATCCATAATACCAAGTTTTCCACCTTTAGCTGCGATTATATTCTTATTTGGATCCCATGTAAATGATGAACTTGGTGTAGAAGATGGTTCTGGTTTTGCTGTTGGTGTAGATGGAGTTGATGATGAAGGTGTTGATGAAGGTGTTGATGGAGTTGCTGGTGCCTGAGGTTTCCTTGCAGCGTCTTGTTTTGCTTTTGCATCTCTATGGGCCTGCATATCCTTTTCTATTTGTGCAGAACCCCTTCTTCTGCTATAATCTGCAGTAAGTCTATCTAACTCACCTTTATCAAATGTTTTAGTGTCAATTGGAACCCATCTTGTTCCACCTTTATCCTTTATGGTAAAACCAGGTTTTCCACCTTGAAGTGCAAAATCTCTACCCTCTACAATTTCAGTATCTCCATTATTATGTGTTTCATCAAGAATATCTCCACTAGATACATTTAATGGATCAAAATGGTCATATCCAACTACCTTACCATCAAGAATTCTTAATGATTTTGGTTTTGATGGTTGTGCTGGGGCTGGTGTTGGGGTGGATGGTGCTGCTGTTGGTGGTTTTCCGTCACCATACAACGCTCTATTTGCTGCACCAATTGCTTGTCCTGCTAAACCAACACCTTTACCGATATACGATCTTTCACCTTTTGATAAATCATATGCGCCAAGACCAGCAGCTGCTGCAGATACTACTGGATGCTTAGATAGAATATCTCTTCCTCCTCTGTAGGCAGTACCGAGAACGTTTCCTGCTCCCTTAGTAACATCTCTAACTACTTTAGCTCCAGTTTCTGCAGCACCTTTAAGCGCACCCTTTGCCAGAGTCTTTCTAATTGGAGCAGCAGCGGGCATCTTAAGGGCACTTCTAATTCCAGTCTTAATCAATTCAAGTGCTGCTTTAGCTTTGCTCTCTTCTAGATAGTACTCATAAAGAGCGTCATAATCAAATACACTCAAATCACAACCCTCTTCAACCAATTCGTCAATCATTTGTACGAATTCTTGAATATTTTCCTGCTCCTGTACATCCTCAGAATCTACATCATATATTGAAACATATGATTCTAAAAAGGATTTGTACTTCTCGCCAGTTAGTCTTTCCATTAGAAATAATACTTTTTACTAATATTTATTTACTTTTTGGGTCCCACAAGTTTTGGACCTACAATCTTAGGACCAACTTTTGCTGGACCTACTTTCTTAGGACCAACTCCCTGTCCAGGAAGTTTTTGAGCATCTGCTGCCTTTGGAGTAATACCAAGTTTCTTTTGATATGTTTGAGTATTCTTCAGGGCAGTTCTATACTCTTGCTGTGCTGCTTGTTGTTCTGCTGCCTTAGAGAATCTGCCAATGTTAAGTGCTCTGCCAACTCTTGCAGCAAGATGTGTTTCTCTTGAAGAAACTGATGGTCTTGCCAGATAAACAGGTTTTCCACCCTTAAATGCTAAATCACCAACTACTTGCTTACCAGATTTTGGATCACGAACTAATTGTGTTTTTGCAAGTTGAACAGTTTGTCTTTGACTTCCAGCACCAGTGCTCATAAATGCATTACCTTTTGCATCTTTACTGGTGGTAGTTTTTCCACCAATACCAGTTAGTGCGGATCCTTGTTTTGTACCATAAGCACCAGACCTAGCAGCAACTTCTCTTGCTCCTCTAGTATCTATAGTTTGTTGTGCTCTTCCAAGTGCTTGCCAACTGTCACCAGGTTTTGCATCTTTCATCAATTCATTTTTCTGCTGAAACTTATCAAATCCAGTTGCCTTTGCGGCGGATTGTCTTGCTGGGCGTGATTTATTTGCTGCCCAATCATATGCTGCCGATGCTGCTGTATCTCCAACTAATCCACCAACTGCTGCACCCGCAACTTTAACTGGAAGTGGACCTGGAGTCATTCTAAATCCTAAAGATGCTCCCTTTGTCCATCCTGCACCTGAAGCAAGGGCTCCACCAGCAGCTCTTGCTCTCGATTGTCCCTCATCTCTCCTTGCCTTATATTCCATCGCTCCACCAGCAACAGTTGCTGCTGGACCTGCTAACCTACCTAAACGTGTGCGAAGTCCTGGACCTTTTGGTGGTGCGGCAGCAGGTTTTGCTGTAGGCGCTGGAACGTTGCTAGTGGGTGCCTTAGGTGGTGGAGGGGTAGATGCCTTAGGTTGCTTAGGAGGCGTCTGGGCGCTTCTAGGAGGCGTCTGGGCGCTTCTAGGAGGCGTTTGAGAGGTTCCTGTGGGTTGCTTAGGAGGTGCCTGAGTACGTGTTTGACTTCCAGATCTTACATCTTGTCCTGGAACTTTAGTACTCTTAACTTCAAATCCTGCTGGTGGTTTTCCAGTCTTCATATATCCTTTCATAAATTCTTTAGCGGCAGCAGTTGTCTTTGCGCTGCTACCTCTCTCATAAAATTTTCCACCCTTAGAAAATTCCTGAGGGTTTGCTTTCATCCAATCTTGCCAAGCTTGCTGCGCTTTTACTGCATCTTCACTAAGGAACTCTCTAAAAGTCTTCATTTATCTTCGCGTTTTTAGATATTTATAAAAAAAGAGGGTCATTACTGACCCCCACAATTACCTAACCATTCCTTTGTATAATCATAATCACCGAACAGAAATTCGTCACATTCTGCCGCTTCTTTATAGGCGTTCAGGATATCCTGTTCGCACCATTCATCATAGTTGGAATCCTGAGAAAGTATCTTTGGTAACATCTTGCTTAATCCCACCTACTATGTAGGACTCGACTTCTGTTTCTTGTGGAGCAACTTGAAGTCCCTTAGAGGAAATCCAATGTTCGGTCCATGGAAGTGGGTTGTTCTTGGCGGGAATGTCATAAAGTGGTTTCAAACCAATTGCCTTCATTCTACGATTGGCAATCCATTCAACATACTGCTGTAATAGTTTGTCATTCAAACCAATCATGGAACCGTCCTTGAACAGATACTCTGCCCAAAGTTTTTCTTGGTTTACAGCATTCTCAAAGGTCTTGTAGACCCACTGTTCTTCCTCTTTGGCAATACGTGCCATCTCTGGGTCATCGCCTTCCTTCCACTTGTTCATAATGTTTTGGGTGATAACCAGATGCTGGTTTTCGTCACGTGCAATCAGTGAGATGATTTTTGCACTTCCTTCCATAAGCTTGAGTTCGCCAAATGCAAAACTGCAAGCAAAACTGACGTAAAAGCGAATACCTTCAAGAATATTAACATTTGCAACTGCTCTAAAGAGTTTGCGTTTGAGTTCATACCTTGCCTCTTGTGCGTATGGAACTTGTTCTAAAGCGTGAACCCATTCTTGAGAAGTTCCATAGTGTTGAGCACTATTGATGAAGTCATTATATGCCTGAGTTACACTCACTGCACGTTCTAGAATACGATCATCCTTTAAAATAGTATCAAAAATTTCAGATGGGTCTGAGTAAACATTTTTGATAATATAAGTGTATGAACGGGAATGGATCATCTCCATAAACTCCCATACTTTCATACACGCTTCCAATTCAGGAAGTGAACAGTAAGGCGCGAACGCCATACCAGGACCACGACCCTGAACTGAGTCCAGCATTACCTGATACTTCAGGTTGCTGGTAAAGATGTGCTTCTGCTCTGGGCGTAGCATATGATAGTCGCTACGATCTTTTTGAAGAGATACCTCTTCGGGTCTCCAGAAATAACCCAGTTGTTGTGTTGTTAATTTATCGAAAATTGGATACTTGTAAGAATCGTATCTCTGTATTCCTAATGGTTGTCCAAAAAACATTGGTTGTTTTTTGGTATCTACTTCATGAGGATTAAAAACGGTCATAGTTTCCACCATACCTTTATCCTCTAAACCTGTTTTAAATCTTACAAGACTCACAATCTTCCTCCTCCGTTTCTAGAATATCGGAAATTAAATTCTCTAGTGATTGGCGGGTTTCTTCAACCTCGTCATTCTTCATATCATTGGTATTTTGATAATAGCTGGTTTTCCAGCCGTACTTATATGTAGTCAATAGGTCTTGTGCCATTACTGAAGTAGGAACTTCATTATCGGCATAATTTTCTGGATTATATGACCAGTTTCCAGAAATTGCTTGATCAAAGAACTTCTGCATAATAGCAACAATATGAATATAACCGCGATTGCTAGGCATATCCCACAGCAGCGTATAATTGTTCTTAAGAGTTTGATATTGGGGAACAATTTGCTTAAGTGGTCCTTTCTTTGACTTCTTAATGGACAAGTATCCTCTAGGAGGTTCAATTCCGTTTGTGGCGTTTGACACAACGGAACTGCTCTCCGATGGCATCTGTGCGGACAATGTTGAGTTCCGTACCCCATATTGTAAAACTTGTGTTCTAAGAGACTCCCAATCATACTTCAATTCATTTGGAACGATTTCATCAACATCTTTCTTGTATGTATCAATTGGGAGAATACCCTGAGAATACTTAGTGCGATGAGAATATTCACAAGCACCTTTTTCTTTCGCAAGATTCACTGTTGATTGAATCAGATAGTATTGGAATGCCTCAGTTAGATCATGTACCAGTTTCCAGGCACCAGGATCATCGTAATGTTCGCCGTTCTTGGCAAGATAGTGTGCCAGACCGATAAAACCTATACCCAGAGAACGACGTGCTCTGGTGGCGATTTCTGCTGCTCTGACGGGGTATCCTTGAAAATCAATAAGTTCATCCAGAGAGCGCACAGAAAGATCACAGAGAACTTCAAGGTCTTCAAGGTCGCGGATTTTTCCGACATTAATTGCACTAAGAATGCAGAGAGCGATTTCACCATCAGTATCATCAATATGTTGAAGTGGTTTTGTGGGAAGAGTGATTTCCTGACACAGGTTGCTCATCTCAACTTTATCCAAGAAAGATGAGTGTGAATTGCAGTGGTCAATATTCATAATGTAAATACGACCAGTCTCTGCACGTTCTTTTAAGAGGTCCAGAAAGAGTTCTTGAGCACCGATAGTTTTTCTTGGAATAGACTGATCTCGTTCATAAACATTGTATAACTCATCAAATCCATCAGTGCCAAAAGCATCATACAAACCAGGAACGTCGTGCGGAGAGAAGAGAGAGATTTCTCCATTTTGAATGAATCGTTCATAGAAGAGTTTAGAGATTTGGATACTGTAGTCTAACTTACGAACACGGTTATCTTCGGTTCCTTTGTTATTTTTTAATACTAGGATATCTTCGATCTCTTGGTGCCAGATTGGGAAGTGGACAGTTGCTGATCCACCCCTAATGCCGTTTTGTGTACAGCATCGGACAGTGCTTTCAAACTTCTTGAGAAATGGAACAACGCCCGTGTGCTGTACTTCACCGCCTCTGATTTTACTGTTGATACCCCTGATGCGACCTGCGTTGATACCGATACCCGCCCTTTGTGCAACATATCTGCCAATAGCCATATCGCTAGTAAAGATACTATCGAGGGTGTCATCAACATCAACAAGGACACAGCTAGCGTATTGTCTAAGTGGCGTTCGCACTCCTGCCATGATGGGGGTCGGAATGTTGATTTTGTGCTTTGAGATTGCATCGTAGTACTTCCTAACGTAATCTAAACGTGTTTCCTTAGGATACTTGGAAAAGATAGTTGCCGCAATCAAAAGGTACATAAACTGTGGCGTTTCATAAAGTGCCCCAGTGCTTCTGTCCTGCACGAGGTACTTATCAACGACCTGACGTAGACCTGCATAAGTGAACAGATAGTCACGACTATGATCAATAAACGACTGAAGTTTTTCAAATTCTTCATCAGAATACAGTGATAGGATCTCTGGATCATAAACACCTCTACCCACACAACGCTCTACGTGCTGCTTCACAGTTGGGCAGTCATAGATACGACCAAACAACTGCTTACGAAGGGCAAACAGCAGCAAACGGGCAGCAACGAACTGATAATTGGGGTGGTCCAGATCAATCAGGTCAGAAGCAGAACGAATCAGAATCTCCTGAATCTCTGCGGTGGTAATACCATCATAAAATTGGATACCAGACTGCATCTCAACCTGTGATGCAGATACGTTTGCGAGGTCTTTACACGCCTCTTCCACCATAATATGGAGTTTATTTAAATCAAGGGGTTCAGTTTTACCATTTCTTTTGACGACTTTCGTTCCGTTGCTCATATTTTCTTCCAGTTGTTAAACTTTATTTTTGCTT